CATGGTATCCGATAGTGATGGGTTTTTTAAAGCGTCTATGATTGAGGCGTGTACGGAAGGTAGTAATTTTACAATTCAGCTTAGTGGTAAACCTAGTAGAAGTTACGTGATGGGCGTTGATCCCAACCAGGGCGGTTCGGCTTCATGCGGCGTAATAATAATTGAAATGGGTGATCCCAACAAAATAATATACGTAAAAGAATTAAAGAAAAAGACTACTCAACAAATGGTTGAGTCCATTCAAAAATTATCTGAATCATTTAATATAAAGAGAATATTTATGGATTCACAAGGCGGTGGTAAACCCATAAGAGATTTATTACAAGAAGGTTATGGCGGCAAAATACCTATTATTGATATAGATGATGAAAATATGAAGGGTAGGGATGGTAGGAGAATTTTACAGCTAGTTAATCCTACTACGCAATGGATAAGCGATGCTAATTTTGATAGCTTGGCTTTATTCGAACATAAGGAATTAAGATTTCCACAATTACCTACTTCAGCAGATCCTATAGCCGAAAAGTTATATGAGGAAGTTAGGGTATTGAAATCGCAGTTACTTAATATAATAGTAACTCAAACCGCACGTGGCGTAAGACATTTTGATACTCCAAAGAAGGGACAAAATAAAGATTTATATTCAGCTTTAGTATTAGCGGCTTGGGGAGTTAGAGAATTGACTAGGGAATTGGAAGAAGAAGATAAATTTGTACACAATGGCGGCATGGTTAGGCCTAGACAACCTAACGCCGCTTTTAGGCAACTTTCTGGGCACGGTAAAATAGGTAATCCTAATTTAAGTGGCGCCGTATTGAAGAAATCAAATTAACTAACCATGTTTATATAGAGGCGTATTTATATATGGAGGGCGTTGTGGAAGATCCAAAACTTGTGGAAAATAAAGAAGATTCTGACGTTAAAGTAAAAGATGTATTAACTAGAATACATACTCATATTGATAGGGCGCAGGAAGATATAGATAATGAATTCGTGAATGAAGAATCTAAGAGCGTGATAAAGGGTAAATCTTCTTATTTCATTTGTAAAAATAAATTTTGGGACGTGTGGTTTCAGAAATTATTTGCTCAAGTAATATCTGTAAAAATATGGATTATTGCATTAATAACCATACTTCTAGCTACGAGTTTAATTAGCAGCGCTCAATTTGCAACTATACTTGGCATAATTATGGGATTGAAAGGTACGTTTCAAGTTGCGTCTGTTTGGAAAAATAATGGTAATGGTAATAATAGTGAAATGGATAAAACTTAAGGGGATAAGAATTCATGAACTCTGATAAATTAAATAAAATAACGGCTGAATTACGGGAAAAATATCCTAAAGCTGGAATACAAAAAATAGAAGTAGATGAAAATAATGGCAAATCTACTTTTTATATAGAGCCTAATAAGCAAATACTTGCTGCTTTGCCTTCTGAGAAAGCCGTTAATTTGCATATGCCAATGACTAATAAAGAATTTGCGGCAACCATTAGGCGAGACGTAATAGATAGAAGTATTCTGGATTTGGCAAAAAGATCAGTATCCGAAGAAGACCCCAAAGAAATATTTAGAAGAGCAAATAAATATTATTATGAGTATGACGTTTATGGGACTCATATCGATATATTATCCAATTTCGCTTCAAAAGGTTTTGAAAACGATATAGATGATGATAATATAAAATTGTTTTATGACGTATGGAATTTTGACGTGAATTTTAAACAGATATTGGATTGGATATTTTTTGATTTTTTTAGAATTGGAATGGTTAGAACTTATAAAATAGTAGGTAAATATGAGCCGGGCATTACTTATTTATCAAACGTGCCGGGTAAAAAAATTGCTCGTGGGCAATTGAAGGAAATTTCTGCCCGCGCTGAAAGAATACGTAAAAAGAAGATAGAAAAAATAAATGCCCGTATTAAGGGTCTTGATGGTAGAAATAAAGAGCAAGCCGCCGTGAAAACGGAGTTGGCCGCAAAGAAAAAAGTATGGTCTAAAGGGCATATGCCAGTCGCTTATACCGTATTAAACCCGACGTTGGTTACCATAGAAGGTAGTTTGTTATTCAATAAATCAAAAGTTATTTTGGAACCTTCTGATGAACTTAAAGACCTTATGAAAAAAAATCAGTCAGAATTAACGGATGATGAAAAGGAAATTTTAAAATTATTGCCGTCTGATTTTAAGAAGGGCATAGAAGAAGGTGGCGGCATTAACCTTGATCCTATGTTTGTTGGAGAGATTGATTATAGAAAACAACCATATGAGAGATACCCAAGACCGAGAGGCATAAAAGCTTTTGATTCGCTTGAATATAAAAATAGCTTAAGAGAAGCTGATTTGAGTACTTTGGATGGTATTTCCAATTACATATTGAAGATAACCATCGGTAACGATGAATTTCCGTGTACTGATCAAAGCCAATTAGAAACGGTATCACAATTATTTAATACCCCTTCAAAATCTTTTGACGTGGTATGGAACCATACTCTTGAAATAGAAAAGATAGTTTCTCCTGAAATTGAAGCTATTTTGGGTCAGGATAAATATAAACAAGTAAATGAAGATATTACTGGTGCCATTGCAATGTCCAGAGCTTTGATTGATGGTACTACGAATGTTAATCAGGGTGAGGCGGCTTTATTAACTAAAACTTTAATTGAAGAGATAAATTATGCCCGCCGACAAGTGGAGCGTTGGATATATAATGAATACAGACAAATAGCCGAGGCGGCAGGATTTGATAGGTTTCCAAAAGTACGGTGGGATAATACTATTCTTCGTGATATTATATTATATATGAGCACTATTTCTCAATTGGTGGATAGAAGAATGTTGTCGTATCAAACCGCCATGGAACAGCTTGGATTTGATTTTCCAAATGAATTTAATAATATGCAAACCGAATTACCACATGTTTTAGACGGCGTTCTTGGTATTCTTGGTAGCCCTTTTCAACAATCTGGTATTCAGCAACAGCAGGGCGCTCCGAAAGGTACGCCCTCATCTGGGAGGCCAAAAGGGCAGCCAGCAAAACAGAAACAAACTAAAACTAATCAAAAAGATAAAACTAAAGTGCCTAATCAATCGCCTAGCAATCAACCAAAAGGAAGCCCACAGGCGGCTAGCGTTAACGTAAAATCTGTTTTTTCTTATGCCATGAATAATTTTACCGAAGAGCAGTTTGAGGCATTTTTAGATGGATATTTGAATGAACTAAATAATGCTAAGGGCACTTAATGGGCAAATAATAAACTAACCATATAACAGTAGAGGCATACATTTTTTAAAGGAGGGCAGTCGTGGAAACTAAATTAAAACCTTTTATACTTGAAGCCGAGATTCAGCTTGAAGAGGGCACCGATGAGCTGAAAAAAGAAGTTGCTTCTATAGTAAAATTTCCTGAAAATAAAACGCCAGATATGTTGTTCTTTTCTGGTATTTTTGTTTCTTCCGGAGAAAATTTGAATAAAGCCTTTTTTATGCCTTCCGAATTGGTAAAAGCCAGGAGTTCCATAAATAATAAGGCCTTGGACATTGAACATGATGAAACGGACATAGTAGGGCACATTTATTCTAGTGCTTTTATTGGAAGAGATGGCAAAGAGCTGAATTTAGCTGAACTAGCATCATTAAATGAATCAGAAATTGATAAGATGGATATGGATGTAATGATAGCGGGTATTTTATATAAAAGTAGATTTCCAGAATTAGCTGAAGAAGTAAAAAATGGTAAATGGAAATTATCAATGGAAACTTATTTTCAAAATTACGATGTTAAAATAGGTGATTTAATAATGTCTAAGAAAGAAGCAGAAGCATTGGGGCTTGCTTCTGATGACATACTTGGAAGGGTAGCTAGGATATTAAAAAAGGGAAAGGAAATTGCAAAGGGAGAAATAGCTAGAGTTTTAAGAGATTTGATGTTTTCTGGATGTGGGCTAGTAAAAAATCCAGCTAATCCAAGGTCAGTGATTTTAGAAACCGCTAAAGTAAAAAAAGAGGGGGAAGAAATTGTGATAGAACTAGATCCCGAAATGGATAAGGAAGACGCAGAGGCTATCGTAACTTCTCCAGCAGCTACTACTGATGGTCCAGGTGCTTATGATACTCGTACTCAAACTAGTCCCGGTATTTGCGTTAATTATAAAAGACGAGTTGTTGACGCAACGTTTGAAGGTCCTGACGCAAAAGTTTTGCATGAAGATTGGTGTACTTTGTATGATACTGGGTGTACATCACCTTCAAGGGGCGCCGATCATCCAGAGTGCCTTAGAAATAAAGTTGTTGCGATAACTAAGAATTATACTCAACATAAATTGAATGATTTGGAGGCTAAAGACAAAAGAGGCGGTCTTTTGGCCAAGTTATTAGATTTGTTGAGTTAATACTAATAAAGGAGGAAATCGCTCATGCCACAAGCACAAACTGGTAAAAAGAAAAGTACTCCCAAAGTAGTTAGGGTAAACGCTGCCGATTCGGAAGCTATACTTTACAGAAATTTGGGCAATGGTCGCAGGGTTCCTTTTATTTGGGGAGATCACGTGACTTTGGCATCCGGCAGTACGGAAGTTGTACTGGCTAGCGGTGTTGAGTTTCATGGTAAGAAAGTGGCTGAAGCTGGCGTAGGCATGGTACCAACTTCTTCTGGTGGAGCTGTGTTATCTTATTACGTAGAAAAAGACGTAGTAAATAACGTAGTGAAATTGAAAACCACTGGGGCTCCGTCAGAAGCATGTGGATTTGATGTCTTATTTATGCTGGGCGTCGGTCATTCTTTCAATCCAACCGATACTACTCAGGTATTTTGGAGAGCGTCATCTGTAACTTATACTGGTGATTAATAAATATTAATAAAACTACGTATTAGGTTAAGGAAATGGTGATTAAAAATTTAATTATTTACACACGAGGTTGGTTGTAGAATTTGTTATTTTTTGAAAATTTATAGGGAGGTTTAGTTCATGACTGATAAACTTACTCAAGATATTCAAGCCATTGTTGACAGTATCTTTAAGCAAAAAGAAGAAGCTGCTATGCGTAAAGAAACTGAAGAGGCTCTGAATAAGTCTGCTGAGAAGATAAACGATCTTACCTCATCTTTAGAGGCAAAAGATGAAGAACTAAGTGAGTTTGCTACTAAAGTAGAAGAATTGGAAGCAACTATTTCAGAGTTATCTGGTAGTAAAGAAGATCTAGAGAAGAATCTTGAGAAAGCACAGTCTGATCTTGAAGCTAAAGAAGAAGAATTAACTAAAAGAGCGGAAGCGGCTGAGGAAGAACTTCTTAATATGAAGAAAGATCAACTTGCTCAGACTAGATATGCCGAGTTGGAAGAAGGCGGCGTAGCTGCTACCGAGGAAAAAGCTAAAAAGGATCAGATTGCCAAGATTCGTGAAATGGAAGATGAAGAGTTTGCAGCTTACAAAGATGAACGTATCGAGCTCCGTAAGAGTATTCTTGAGGAACTTGAAAGTTCTACCCCCGCCGGTTCAGAAGAAAAAGCTAAAGAAACTCCTGCTGAAGAAAAAGAGGAGACCTCAAGTGAAGAAGACGCTTCTGAAGAAGATTTTGAAGTAGAAGGTGAGGAAGAAGAAGCTGCTGCTGATTCTGAAGATTCGATTGACCCGATGAAAGCTGTTGCTGCTGCTCTTAATATGGAAGGTACCCCTTCAAAGGATATGGTTTCTAAATATAGAGAGCTTGGCAAAGCCATGGCTTCAAGATATGCCAAGAAAGACAGTAAGTAATCTTTTTGAAAATATTGTGTAAGGAGGAAAGGTAATTATGTTTATTCCTAGACATCCTGTTGTAGAAAATCAGTTCTGCCAGTTCTATGGTCAAACCACGGTTTCTGGTGGATCGGGCGATGTTATGGCTTACGCAGGTTCAGTTTGTTATCTTGATGACTCTCAGGCTGATGCCACGGTAAAAATTTACACTGCTAATGAAAACAAACGTGCGTTTGGTTTCTTGATGCAGAAAGTAAAGACTGGATATCATTCAGTTCATCCAGCTGGGTTTTATATGCCTGGCGACCTTGGATCATCTGACGTAGTTGCACAGCCAAGTTATGATAGCAACGGCCATATCAATGGTACAAAACCTGCGCCTGTTGGTGTTGGACATCTTGGAATTTGGGATACTATTCATTACTATGGTAGTGGTGGTTTGAACGCTGGTACTGCAATGTACGTGCGTCAGAGCAGCATGTCAGAAATTTGTGATTCTGGCGCTACTAATAATACCCAGACCACTGCTGATGGTGGTATTCTAGCTTATGTAATGAAAGGTGCTAGCGCAGCTCAGGTTACAGCTAATGTAGCCAATACTACTCTGTATCCAATCAGAGTAAAGATTTTGGTATAATAATATATTTTTTATTTGGATTAAAGCACGTTTAGTGCATCCAAAACTATTTAGGAGGACAGTTAGATTATGGATACAAAAGAAATGCAAAAACTGTTTAAAGCTACCGCTGCCGTGAATACTAACGAGGGTTTGGCGGCGTATAAAGCTTTTGCTGCTGCTCTAACTACTCCTATCCTTCAAGCAGTTGAGAGAGATTCTATTATGAGACAGCTATTTGCTGTTGAAAGACTAGGTCCTGGCGCACAGGCAAGTTATCCTGTGGCTAAATCTTTGGCCACTGCTATAGTAATATAGTATAAATAAAGAGAACTATATGCTGGGAACTCCTGTTAGGCTATAGGTACCGAGACGGTAAAAATCTTATAGATAGGGACAATCAGCAGGAAAGATAAGTTAATATGAATATACCGGTAACAAAAGATTTATTATATGATATGTATGTAGATAAACATATGTCTATGTCTTCTATAGGGGCATTTTATAACGTGTCAGCTCCTACTGTCAGGAATTGGTTGATTTATTATAAAATACCCACTAGGGTTTCTACACGTAGTGTTTACCAGGAGTTAAAGGAGACTGGATTTACAGAGTATCAGAAAGATATAGTAATAGGTAATGTGCTTGGTGATGGGTCACTTACTATGGGTAAAGATGCTAAGAACGCCCGGTTTGTTGTTAGGCATGGTGAAAAACAAAAGGATTATTTATTTTGGAAAAACAAAGTTTTGAAGCCATTTACTACTTCTAAGGTAATTAAGACCGATGGAAAATCGCATTGTATTTGTGGTATTAAATGTAATGTATCGGATAGTTATATGTTTGCAACAATTTCGCACCCATGGTTAACATATATAAAAGGAATTTTTTATCCTAACAATGTTAAAATTATACCTAATAATATATCTGATTTGTTAAGTAATATCTCCATGGCTATCTGGGTTTGTGATGATGGGTCATTAACATATAATAAGAAGTTTGGTGTTTATCGTATGGATTTACATACTGAGTGTTTTACTTATGCAGAGAATGTCTCTTTGTGTAGAAATTTATCTGAAAAGTATGGGATGGGATTTAGGATAAATAGTAGAACCTATCCTTCTGGTAAATCGTATTATATATGTATTAGCGGTAAGGATAAACTACGTAGGTTAGTAAGTAATTTCTACGAATTTGTTCCTGAATGTATGCAGTATAAATTTAAATATTATGTATAATATTAACTTATATCCTCAACGACTATACGTTCTCCCCCTAAACAGTGTTAGAGTAGATAGGGTGATGATATAGTCTGAGCTCGGCGGAAACGCCGAGAGGGAATGCCGAAGAGCTTCCCCGCCTAACAGATAATGCTGAGGTCATTATAAGTAACAGATCAATTGGAAGATTTCGAGATACCCGTGTGGGTACTGCCAGGCCTTGGTTATGTCGCTCAGAACTTCATCGAAGGTATTGGTGAAGAAGTATATGTTCCTACATTCACCATCGATGCTTCTGGTGACTGGAAACTCACTTATGCTAGGGATTCGAGAATTGATATTGCAGCTCGCGCAGCGGAAAAAGCAGCCAAAGCAATTTCAGAATACGAGGAAGAGTGCGGTTGGAGGGTAATTCTTCCCGCGGCTACCTCAAGATTTTTTGGTAAGGGTTTGCTTGGATCACGCCCTGCTCCTATTTATGAAATTGACCCAGGCTCTACTGGAGCTGGTTATCTTTCAAAAGAGCTTATTAACAAAATGATCGTTGGTTTTAAAAGAATTGGTCGTACGCTTACAGATCTGTACGTTTCACCTGAAGATGCAGCTGATATTCGTGAATGGACCGATACTGATATAGACCCGGTTACCAGACGTGAAATTTTTCAGGCTGGTGGAATGGGAAGTTTGTGGAATGTAACTCTTCATGAGGTACAGCATCTTGGTGCCACTGGTTTGTATAACATTAATGGAAGTACTTCAGCATTTGGTAAATTTATCGCTGGCGGCGGTGAAGTTTACAATGCGTATACTTTGGATAATCCTAACATTACCGCAGCTGATGGTACCGTAGATACTTTAGGCGAAACCCAGATTCTTGGTTTTGACTTGAGCGTTAATGATTCTCTAGTAATGCCTATTCGTAAAGATTATGAGGCATATGATGATCCTACCCTTCTTAGAGTTCAGAAAGCTGGATTTTTTGGTTGGGAAGAGATTGGATTTGCATGCTTGGATCCTCGTATGTTGGGTATGGGGATCATCGACAGATCTTTATAATCATTGTAATAATATGGCGTGTGCCGCCAATATTGGCGGGCACGCCTTTATAATGAGGTAATTATGGATTGGATTTTGCAATTGATCGCGGCGATTTTTTTAACCGAATCTATTACAAATATATTATCTAAATCAAATTTATTTAAACCGCTTAGAGAATTTTTATTTAATAGCGACATTCGAATATTGAGATTCGTCCACGATTTGTTGGACTGTCCATATTGCACGTCAGTGTGGGTGAGCTTATTCAGCATACTAATGCTGTATTTATACATGAACAATTTACTGCCACGGATACTGGCGTTGTTTTTTATGGGGCTTATATTACATAGATTATCTAATATTTTACATTTTATAATTGATAGAATAGATTCAAACCATGTAGGTTTGGACAAGGAAAATGAACTATAAATATATGGAGGATAAGGAAAATGAATGGATACGTAAAGAATAAAAGTAATGGGTGGCGTCATGCTATGAAAAGATCGGTTGGTCCTGGTCATAAAATACCTTTGGATGAATTATTTGAACAATATGGTGAAAAGCATGACATTCAAGAAGGAAAGCCTTTTGTAGATTGGTTGAGACAGATTAAATTACCAGACAGAACTGTATGGGAGATTGTTTATCAGGATGAAAAAAAGGAAGAAGTGAATAAAAAAGAAAAAATCATTAAGACTGAATCAGAAGAACCTGAAAGAGAGAGATTACAGCCTGATAAAATAACCAAGCCCATAGTTAAAAAAGAAATGGAAATTTCTGATATTACTGGTATGTCTGTTAGAACTGCCAGAGTAGAATTGAAAAAAATCACGGATATTAAATTATTAAAATACGCTTTTCGTGAAGCTAATCAAATGGCAAACAAAGATACTCTATGTAGATTACTT